AATATCCTTAACCTCTAATTCTGCACGGATTGCCTTTTCATACAATTCCATCTGTACAGCAGCAGTTGCAGCAGCTTCTGCACGCTTATTCAATGCCTGTAGTACATTGTCAGAATTGTTAACAAAAACATTTTCTGCATCCTTAACGTTATCAACTTTAAGATTGAGCTCTTCAAATGCCTTTGCATTATCCTTAATGAACTGATTCTGCTTATGTACAGTAGCACAGTTCTTCCATGCATCCTGTAACTGTAAATACTTACCGACAAGATTAACTGTTTCTGTTGCAAGATGCTTGCTGAATGATTCTGTAACCTGTTCAGATACAGATTTCATCTGTTTACCAGCTGCTATATTCTTCTTTTCAGCTTCTGTTGAATCATCTGTTGCAGAAACAAAACCATATATAGCAGCAGCAGCACCGAGTATAACACTTGCAAGTAAAACATAAGGATTTGCTTTAGCAACGGTATTAAAGGCTTTCTGTGCAATAGTACCTGCAATGGTGGCGCCGGTATGCACATTCTTTGCTGCAGCAGCAGCCAATTCCTGTATCTTAGCAATACCCATCATGGTTGCGCTTTGCTTCTGTAACATATTACCGACAGTGATAGCAGTATTAAATGCACCTTGAATACCTGTTGCAAGGTTCATCATTCTCATTGCATCTTTTTCATTATCTGCAAAGTAACCTGCTGCACTTGCTGCTACAGATAAGCCCTGACCGAATAATTGTGCACCTTCCTTTAATGAATCAAATATAGCTGTATCAGAAGCAAAATAATTAATCTCAGCTTGAAGGTCGCTCATCTGGTCCTTTAAATCACCGGCTTTCTTAATAGCATCAGTCATATCCTTTGCAAGTTTCTTTCCTATATCGGAATTCTTCTGTGCATCTGTTAATGAATTAAATGCATGACCGAGATTCAAGGCATCTGCTTTAGCCTGCTTGAACTCTTTTCTAAGATTGGTTATTTCGACTGTATCGGCTCCAATTTTTATCGTAGCCGCATTGTTTTTTGCCATATGAATAAAGTATCTTTAGCTTATTTATTAAGCAAAAAGCGATAACCAAACTAATGGCTACCGCTTTTCATCATATTTTGTATTTCATCTTGAGTAAGTTCTCTTGTCGCATCTTTTTTACCGATAACATTCTTCTCAAAATATGCACTCATTTCACGCATTTTCTTAATCTCATCATTACTGATATCTGTTTTATGTGTTTCAGTCTTTTCAGGATCTGTTGGCAATCGGAAGAAATCTGCCATTGAATCATATTTCTCTTTACTGTATGGTGCAATTGCACAATGCATTAAATATCTTGTCTGCTCCCATTCATCTTTATAAGAAAACTGATAATTGTCTAAAAGATACGTCAACTCATATTCTTGCAGTTCGTCCATGAAATAATGGTAATCAATGACCTTATATTGAATCACCAATAACTTCATATATTCATGGACTACTAGGAGTTTTTTGAAGTCTTGCCTTTCTTATCAGATTTCTTGCTATTCTTTTTTGTTGCCTTGTCTGCAAGTTTTTTTGTGGCATTAACAAGAATTTCGTCTTGCAACTTCAAGTTTTCCATATACCATGCCATGAATTCAGGAATAGTTGACATACCTTCTTTGGTATCAGTCCAATCCATGAATTCATCAAACTCTAAATCAATTTCCATTTTATGATACTGCATAGAACTGATTACAGCACAGTAAAACATATTAAGAGTATAAGTATAGTTATTCAATTTTGTAAAATCAAAAGATTCACCTACTTTATTTTCAAAAAGTATGTACATACGAAGAGAATAGTGCATTTCAATTTCTCTGTCACCAATTTTTACTTTCATAAATTAAAATCTTTATTTTACTATTTATTAACGAAAAAAAAGAGTAATCAAAACTTAAGTTTGACTACTCTTTATATTTTGATATGATAGGATGCTGTTAATCATGAGCATTAGCACTAGCAGCACCAAATGTACCAACACCCTTAAGAGTTACAGAAAGTGTAGCATTCTCACCAGCTGCAGCATTATAGCTAAGGTTAGTGATAATAGCTTTACCTGTCTGAACACCAGCTGCAGGAGTATAATTATCTGTACCTGGATTAGCAAGACCGTTTGATGTCCAGTTAGAAGCAAGACCGAAAGCTACATCAAGCTGTGTACCTGCATTCCAAGCAGCGAACAATGTACTAGCAGCACCATCTGTGTAAAGGTTTTCTGATGTGATTTCCCAGTTAAGACCTGTAATTTCACTTGAACCCCAAAGACCATGGTCCTTAGTTTTTACATCTGATGTATCAGCTGTTAAAGTAAGTGTATGTGATGTAGCAAATGCAATTGACTTACCGCCAATAAAAAGCATCAACTGATTACCTTTTATGAAATTTCCCATAATATATTATGTAATTTTATTTTATTATTTATTATTGCATCTTGACATTAAAGGTCAGTTCTTGAATATAAACTAACTTTCCGCTGTTATCAAGTAAACCTTCTGATACACCTGTGAGCTCAATGATTGAAATGTATGTACCATCAGGATCATTATAGTCACGGAGTTCAAGTGCACGTCTTACTTCAGATGCAATATCAACAGCGTTTTCATAAGTATTAGAAACAACCTGAATCAGGATATTCACATCATCTTCATAATCACCATCCTTTGCATAACCAGGTGTTATACTGGTTCTTTCAACTACTATAAAAGGTGCTGTACTTGATAGTTTTGCATCGATAGGATAAATCTTGCTACCAGGCACGAGCTTGATTAACTCTTCATTACCCTTAAGCATCGTCAAGATATATTTTGTTGTCTTTATACTATTCTTCATGATATTTGATTTTTATTTTTGATTTTTATTTACCATATCGATTGATTTTTGAAGCTCTTCATTAACCAATCTGGTTGCAATATTTTCAGCATCTTTAAGAGCATTATCAAAAAAGAATGTAGGTTTGATTTTACCAAGTTTTCTACCAATTTTAAGTTTACCAGTAGGTGAATTTGTTTTACGTTTTCTGTATTTAGTACCGGCATTGAAAAATCTCAATCGCCATGTACCATCATTATGGTGGGTGTCTCCCAGCATAGACACGTAACCTATAGGATATCCTTTGGCCATCGTAGTTCTGACACCTTGAATAAGAGGTACACCGTACTGTTGAGATGAAGATGAGTTAAAAGGAGCAGCTTTAACAGATTGCTTTACACGGTCCCTTATAAGGTTAGAAGCTTTAGCGATACCGACCTTAACACCAAGATTAAGGGTATTAGTAAGATCATCTGCATACTGTTCAATAGTATCATTAACTTCAATCGTTAGTATTCTGTTTTTTGCCATATAAATTTACTCCTTCACAAGTTCGCAATCAATACTGATTTGCTGTAGTTTCTTATTTTTATCGATATTGTCAATTCTATAATAATGACCGTCCCAATAGATTCTGTAGAAGTCTTCAACTGGTACATAATATCTTACGATAAAATTCTTATTATATGAATAGAATATCTCATTAGAATCGTTTATTCTGCTACCTGAAGTATTCTGTATTCGAGCTCTAGTTTCGTACTTGAGTTTATATGTATCAACCTGTTCACCGTATTCATTAGATGTCTGAACAACTTCGTAAATCTTTATAGGTTCGTCAAATAATCCAGCTTGTGCCATGTTAAATCCTCCTATAAATTATTTTTACGCATTATTGTTAGTATAGTCACGGTACATTGATAACAAGTATTCATAACTGTGAGGAAGGTCAGTAACACTGGTGAAAACATTGTTTTCCCTGTTCTGATAAAAGTCACCGATTAAAAGCAAACAAGCCTGTTTAATAGGTGCAGGTAACTTATCATCATTGTCATAAGCAATCAACTCAAGATCACTGTTTAAATGTCGTGAAACAATTTCTTCAGCAACATCACCTAAAGATTCTATATAAGCATCATCATCTGTAAATTCAGAATCTATGTTGAGATGTTTCTTTATCTCTTCTAATGTTAAGTAATTCATTATGTTGCTGTTTAATTTTAAGAATTAAGGGGCTAGGCTTTTAACCTCTGCCCCTTAATATATTTTAACTTAAATTAGTGGTCACCACCAGCAGAAGGCTTAGCTGTAGTACCGTAAACGATAGCACCGTCACGTACAACCTTAAAGTCGAAGAATGCATTGATAACAATACGTACCTGACCATCAGCAGCCTTTGTATAAGGGTCAACTGTCAAATCTACTGCACCCCACTGACCAACATAAAGCTGTGAGAAATCACCGTATGCGAATGTTGGATTAGCGATATGACCTGTAGAAAGATAAGGAGTACCATCGATATATTCACCCTCAAGAACGAGTTGTGTAGCCTTTGTAGACTTAGACATTGCACGCATAGCAGCCTTAGCTTTTGGTGATACAACATACTTAGCTTCACCATAGAAGTTAGCGTCTTCAACATCTGACTCAAGATTAACAAGAGCAGCGAAATCGTTAACATTAGTAGGAGTCTTACCAGCGAAGATACCAGCAGGAACATTACCTGATGCAGCAGCGTTAGAGAAGATAGTTTCCTCAAGTTTAGACTGAATAGCATTTACAAGATCCTTACGGATAAGAGCTTCAGCACCAAGTGAATCCTGAACGAGGAACTGCTTTGAAACGTCAATATATGCTGACAAACGATGTGGAGTCAATTTAACGTTACCGAACTGACCAGCACCATCCTTAGCTGAAGTAGTCTCACCTTCCCAAGCTACATTCTCTGCGCCCATATAAGGAATCTGAAGATCACCTACAAGACCAGTCATGATATTAGCACCTGCATCAGCAAGAACGTTCTTTGTACGAAGTGGCTCAAGGATATTAGCGAAATCTGTAACAACTACATCTTCACCTTCAGCTGCAACAGTGATAGCTGCACGGTTCTCAACAGGAATCTGAATCTGACCGTTCATAGCAACACCTGCTTTACGCATTTCTTCAGCACCAGCATTTACAACTGCCTTTGTAGCTTCGTCCATTTGTGTGCCGTTAGCGATTGAACGTACAGCACTTAAAATTGAAAATCTTTTTTCCATAATATTATGATTGATTTTTTTTGATCTTTTTTCTTTGTCTTCTTTGTCGTCTGCTTCGTCTTCTTTTTCATCTTCTTTTTCATCTTTGTTGTCTTCTGGCTCATCCTCTGAATTATCAGGAGCAGACTCAGGATCACCAGTAGAAGGATCAGCTGAAGCGTTATCATCATCATTCTCAGCATCCTTAGTTTCTTCGTTTTCAGGTTGTTCAGATTCACCTGTTGAAGGGTCCTCAGATTTTTTATCTTCCTTAGTTTCTTCGTTTTCAGGTTTCTTCTGTACCTCTTCCTCTTTTTGTTCCTCTGGATTATTCACAGACGCATCCTGAGGGTCTTGAGGATTTTCATTTCTTTTTTCTTGCATATCTTGTATAAGTTCTTGATATTTTTCAATACTGCGAGTAGAGAACTTTGGTTCAGCATAATAACCATTTGTAACCAAGCTCAAATCATGTAACCATATCAGTTTATTTATTCGTCTTGTTACAGTACCGTCTGAATCTGTACCCCATTCTTCTGTCTCACGGTCTGAAACGAATGCAAATGAACAGTCAACCATGTCACCACGTTTATTCCATTCAAGTACTTCATCAGCGGTTACGGTGTTAGGAAGTTCAGTAGAGAAATGTACACCATCTGGTTCAATCCAAACCTTAAGGCTTCCAACACCATGATTACTTCTGGCCAACATTTTTGAGTCATCATGATTAACATTCAGAATTATATCAGAATTTCTCAAAAATTCTTCACTTACAGCATCAGGACTTATATACTCAATCCAACCTTCAACGTTTTTAGATGGACTGTTAAATGCAATAGCGACTCCTTCAATATGTCGAGATTCTTTATCAAATCTGTATTCCACCTTAAAGGATCTAATTTCTAAATTGTCCTTTTGCATAAACATTTAGTAAGTTATTTTTATGTATTATTTATTAAAATTTTTTTCT